CCTGAAGCTTAAATGGAGACATACCTAAACCTATAAAGTCCGGTAATTGTCCTGCGAGTTGATTATAATAATCTTTTGCCAACTCGCCGTCTATTAGCCAGTTTCCATCTTTATCTGTTTGTAGTTCTGCATGAACTAATTTGTAATTTTGCATTTCAGTTCCGGCGAGATATAAATCTTTATAATCTTGTATATTTGCAATATCTCCAAATAGACTAACAAAGGGCGGCAACTGATAAGTTAAATCGTCATTTATTTTTATACAAATTATGTTCTTAGGTTCTAAATCTTGCCATCTTAAATTATTATTACTTTGATATGCTCTGTATTTAGTTTGAAATTCAACAGGATAAAATTCCAGAAATGCTTCCCTGCCTACAAAATACTGGAAATCAAATCCATAAACCCAGCAGCCGTCAACCTTACCGGATAATTGACAATAATTTGCATCTAATCTTTGCAAAGTCCAACTTGAATCGGTACTCCATATATATCCAAAAAAACAATCTTCTCGAAAAGCCACATTTAATGCAGAGCCAAATTCATGTGCCATATTCATATTTTGCACATATGCACTTGCTTTATAATATTGTGTTAGAATATTTTTATCGTTTAATGTCTTACTTTTATTTAAATTCAACGGCGATAACACATAAGCGAAGGTAGGCATATTGGCAAAATAATTTATAATAGACTTATATTGATTAGAGATATGATATAAATAAATAGACATATCTCTTAAAGTTTTTTCATTTTGATCGGGTGTAGATAAATAATTATTTATCTGTTCCTTCGTATATCTTGAAAAAAGATAAGAAGATTCAGTTCTGCTTAAAAAATCTCTGGTAACTACTTTTTTTGCTATTGCGTAATTTGATAACTTTCTTGATTGCAATCCATCTAAATGATTATTTATAGATTTTGCATTTGGAAGTTCATAATTTGCACGTTTGCTCTGTAAATCTTGTACTGTGTTTTCATTTATTTCAAATATTTTATTCACCTACCTTCTTTTGCGTTGAGAACCATAAATATTGGGCTTTCTAAATTGGAATGTTGGCTTTTGCTCTTTTTTTGGCTTATCCAATATCTGTCCTCTGCGTTTTTGCTGTAAGTACCAACCAAGCATAGCTAGACAATATCCACGGTCATCATTCATTTTATTTTTTTGATCTTCGCATAGATCGTATCTACATCCACCATTACTGCCATCATATCTATAAAAATTAGCAATTTCTTCTTTTGTTAAATCTATATTAATCAAAGATAATTCTTCTTCAAATGATAGTTTGTAAGGATACGTTTCTCTATTTTTGTCTACTCTAATAAGTTCTCCATCTTCGTCTTCATATTCGTACCCACCTTCAATGTCGCAATCTACATATAGCATAATATGGCCTTTACCATCATATTCCTCTGTAAATGATATTAAGTCAAGATTCAACATTTCAACTAATGCATCAAACATTTCGACTTTATATTTTTTAGGACTCATTAATTTTAGTTTATCGATATTATCAGGAAATATTGATATATATTCTTCATGTTCGATTTTATCTATCAATCCTTTATGTGTTAGACGGTTATTATCTTTCCATCCTTCCATCAAATCATCGCCAACAAATCGTCCACCACCACCACTACCTGAGTCAATCATAACAACTTCAATATTCTCGTAGTCCGGTTTTCCAGCTCCGTTATAATCGACAATCATCTGTTTGAGATATTTCATTTGCTCTGGATATCTCATTGGAATTTTGTTTTTTGTTGCTATATCAACAAAGCTTATTCCTGCACATAGTCTCATTTTATATCCAACTTTTTCGTCATTGTATAATTCAGCAACCAAAACGACCGAATTATCTATTTGTCTTGCAGGATCGTAAGCAATTACGTATTTTTTATTATCAACATTTTTAAGTTCTGGTACTCTAACTTCGCTATTCTTTTTGATTACGGCGCGTTTGAATGGCATTTTGTCGCCACCATCAATACTAAACTTATTGAAATACTCTCTTAATGCTTTTTCTTTATTTTTTCTCATATCATCTTCTACTTCTTGTTTAGTAAGTAGAGACACTGGATATATTTTGCCATTATATTTAGCATTGAAAACCACATTAGCATTAACATCAGCAACAAAGTAATCGTCATCGCCCAGGAACATTCTTTTTGCATATTCCTTATATGCTTTTTGATAAAAATATGTGCTCATATCAGATGCAGAGCTTGCAAAAATAGCTTGGTTGGGAACATTTTTAGGATTTAATCTTATATCTCCTTCGCCACCAAGCTCGAAGTTGCTATCTTGAGTAATATATGGCATAGAAGTTACAAACAAATCTTCAGGGGCAAATCCACTTTCGTCATAAATATTTAAATTTGATCTCTTACTTCTGTTGTTGTCGAAGTTACCATTTAGACTGTTGACTCGACTATCATTAAATAATTTATAAGTAAATGATGCTGGATTATGAACAAATCCATCGTACTGAGATGAATTTGCTTCAATTTCACCTAAGAAAAAATCAGTCAATCCAGTAAATGAAGCTATCTCATTTTTAGCAATCTGTTCAATTTTTAAGAAACACTCTTGTGACTGCGAACCTACGCCAGCCATTATATAAGTTCTGTGCTTTGAAAACAGATTGGATTTAGCCATGACGAATGGTGCAATTAGGGTAGTTTTGCCGCTTCCGCGGCTCTGGCACCACACATTTCTTGGTGTAATCCAAGAATTCATAAAGACATATCTTTGATGATCTAGTAACTCAATACCATAAAATCTTTCACAAAATCTTACTGGATATTTTCTTCCCCAGTTTATAATTTCAGCATATTTTAAATACGCCTCTAATTTTCGTTCCGATAATTCTTCCCTAGACTGCTTGAGTATATATTCCATTCTCTTCACCTTCTAAGTTAAAATTATCTATATCTAAAATATCTTCTTGTCTTTCATCTTCATATATGATATTATTTTCTTCCAATAAAATCTTTAGAAGCCTATTTTCCTCTTCAAGCATTTCTACTGATTGCCTGTATTCTTTTATTTTTGTATGTTGGATACTCAGCATATCGCCAATATCATCTTGATTCAATTTGATTTGTTGTAATATACTGGAATTACTTATGTCGGCGAATTGTCTGAAAGATTCGCACGTCTTTAAATCAAACAAATTAACTTTTGTTTCAGTAAACTTTAACTCCTCCAACACTTTAACAAAATATGCCAGACTACTTGAACCTTTATTGCCTTTAGAGCTTAAATTGGCAGCAAATCCATTGTTTTTAGCAAAATTATTTATTGCTGTTAGACAATCATTTTTAACTGCTGACAAAGTTTTAATCCTATTTTCATTCATTGAGCCAGTATTAAATTCGCTTAAAACCTGCTTATTTAATATGTCGGCCTGTTGATATAGTTTGACCATTTCTATAACACTCTGTAATTTATGCGGATCGTTGATTGTATCCTCATCAACAAGATAGTCAGATGTTAAATTAAACATCAACCTTCTTGAAAACTCATCATAGTCCTCATAAGGATCGTATTTTAGTATTTTTAAAATTCTATCTTTGCTTTTTAAATCCTTCGATGACCATTTGGCTTCTCTTTCTTGCATTACTTCTTGTTCGCTTTTAGATAGTTCTCCATCAACTAAGCTATTTAAGAAAGTTTTCATTTGATATTGGTTATTATTTAATATTCTCAAATACATACCAATACCAAAATTAGTATTATTGACAATTAAGGTTTGACGAAGAGATTCATAATACGGAACATCAAGCCTATGACAAGCAATTTTTAATGCTGCGGCCTGTGATTGAAATTTAATACTATTCTCTTCAAACTCTTTATTTAAACAAGTCTTGCAAAATAATACTTTTTTATCAGTTGCAGACCAAAATTTAGACCATTTTGATGAAAAGAAGTCATCTTCACTTTTTTCATTTTCGCAACATAAGCATACGTACTTCTTTTTTTCTACTTTAGGCTTAGGAGCTACTTTTGGTTTTACAGGCATAAATTAGCCCCTTTCTTTTTGTATTTGACAATCATACTAATATGATTTATAATATAAGTGTGATTGTTGGCTAGTCCCTAATCTCTAATGGCATTTCCATTTCACAACAAACTATTTCAATATGACCATCTGTTACAATAGCTTTACACATTGGATCATAGTATTTATTCAAAAAATCAATTAACGGTTTAGAAGCCTGTTCCAATTCTTCAAACTGGATGCGTATTTGTTCTTGATCGCAATTACATTCAAAATATTCATCGTATTCATCAACATCATAAAATGTCGCAACAGCATCTCTGACCAACTCATCAATTTCATCAGATATATACTCTGATATAAAATTTGCAAGATAAAAATTTTCGCATTCAACATCAACATTTACATTAATTTCTTCAGTCTCTAACTCAGACTCGCAATCTTCATCTTCAATATCCGAAATCATTGCAAGCTCACCTTCCAAAATATCAAGCGCATCTCTGTGATACCTAACATCATCTTTTAATTCCTTTTTAAACTTCGAGCAGTCCATAATAAATCTCCTTTTTAATTTGTTATAACAGGGGATTGAGGATTTGAACCTCAGAAAATGCATGAGTCAAAGTCATGTGCCTTAACCACTTGGCGAATCCCCTCCATACTCCGACCTATCACATATTATATAATAAATCAGAGTTTAATCATTCGATTCTTATATTCAGTTCCATACTTTGAATATCCAATATTGTGTATTCTATACTTACAAAGCAACTTTATTAACCAAAATGGAATATCATTATTTGTTTTAATTTCCATAAGCATAACATTGTCATTCAATAATTGTTTATGCAAATGCTTTTTATCAACTTCCAATACTAAATTATCTCTTCTTGATTGAATATTGGTATCAAAAGTAATGCGCAAACTTTCATCATTTTTTGAGAAATAAGCATTGCGCTTATAAGAAATAAACGCCTTTGGAACAACGACATGCAAATTAAGTAAATTTGATATTTCATTAATTGCTGATGCATTCATATAATCTTGGATATATATATCGCCAGTCTTTAAAAAATCCAACGCCTCTTTTAACCTAATAACTGAGCGACTTTTATGAATTACTCCAAGTTTTTTTTGTTTTAATTCAATATATATTATATCTTTAGATTTAGATTCCTTATACGCTCTTAATCTTAATTTGCATGTATAGTCTTCATTAGCTATAGATTTTTTAATTAACAAATCATCCACTGTATCATAGTAAATGTTAAAAATGTTATATTTATTATTTGATCCATTATAATTATCTGGCGATACATATTCAGCTAGATCTTTTATAAAACTTGAATATTTTTCTTTCGGTATCAAATATTTTAATTCAATCCTGTCAAAAATCTCCATATTATTCTCAATCTTTGGCTGGCTGGATATTTGACAATTTAACTATAAAATCTGTGAGCGAATTCACATGTTCCAATTCATCGCTAATAATCTCAGAGATTTTATCTACCAATTCGTCAACAATCATATCTTGATGTCCCGATAAAATTATATTCTTACATTCATCCAGCAATTCAAAATATTCTTCGATTGCATCATATTCTTTTTTTGCATTTTTTGATATAAGTGCCAATAATTGCTCGACAGAATCATCATCTTCATCTTCTGCATAATTTATATCTATATCCATTTTATAAGGCATTACATCTTCGATTGGTTTTTTAATATCTGCTTTTGTCTTTTCATCTAATTGAATCATTCTACACCTCCAAATAATATAATTGAAAATGTATAAAATTTATTTTTTGCGTTTTTTGGCGCGAGCACGTCTCTGAATGTCGTATGCAGCAGCAACCGCTCTGTCAGGCTTCATGCCAGATTTAATCATCTCGTCTATATTATATTGTCGAGTTTTGTCTGAATATCCAAATTTTGTAGGCATGATATATTTACACCACCTTAACTTTTACCAAGTTCTAAAGCTTCTTGGATTAAATCTTTCCAAAGCGCAGCATCTTGGATTTGAATGAGAAATCAAACAACATTCAGGTGACATAAATGTAAATTCGGATGGTTTAAAATTCATTAGTGTGCAACAATCAATTGCAGAGAAATTTCCGTTTTGTATGTCAGCATATGTTCCTCTAACACCATTAAAATTGTTAAATCCACCGCTAGTAAACCTATTATTTCCACAACAACATGACATAATCTTTTCCTCCATTATACAAAAATATAATTTTTATAAAATGTGAAAAATATGTATATAGGCAAGCATGGAATAATAAAGGAGAGAAATTATTCCACACCCACAATTAATGCCAACAAAATAGCAGAGTTTAATCTATTTGTTCCTGTTCTACATCTTGTTCAGCCTGTAATGCTTGGTATTCTTCCATCGTAATTTCATACCAATCTTGCCAATTAACACTTAATGGCAAAAAGACCGCACCATTTTCGGAGGTGTACGACTCGCCATTGGTAAGAACATTACCAGCATCTGGTCTTAAAACTATCATTCCGTCTGTAAAAGCTTTTGTCATAAATATTCATTCCTTTTATTCTTCTATATTTAAAGGTAAATTTGTTTCTGTGTATACTCGCTCGCTACTAATTGAATCTACTGCTTCTTCATATTGTGCACCATCTCGCTCAATCATAAAACCAGTGTCAGAATAAGTGCGCTGATAATATGTGTTATTAATAGTAATTATTTCTGTTTTAACCATGTGTCTACTCCCATTCTACCATATAATTGGCATATGTTATCCAATTTGTAGCTGTTTGGTATGCTTCTAATGAGCCTGGAGGAACTTTTATTTTGCATATATCGCTAATATAATTAAATACCGATGTAGAGCCAAGTGTAGGTGGAGTGTCACTCATCATGATATACTCGACAATCCCGTAACAACTTGAAAATGCAGTTGTAGCAATTGTGGTTACGTTGGCGGGGATGACTACTCTTTTTAAAACTGTACAACCCATACACATAGAGGATGTAATATTTGGAGAAAAAAAGGGCATAATAATATTAGACATCGCTGAATTATTTTGAAATAGATAATTTCCATTATACACTATCTGGTTAGGGAAGACAATCGCTACAAGACTTCGGCATCCATAAAATGCATAAGCACTAATTTGACCACTATCACTTCTCAACGAAATACTTCTTAAACTAACACAACTATAAAATGTATATGAGTAAATCGAACCTCCCACACCAAGTCTTACTGCTGTACATATGGCTGATGATGCATTACCAAACGTATTGACATTTGTCGATGCATATAGATAATATACTCCACCAGATATACTAATAGTGTACATTCCTACTTGGGCATAGTTGTGTGTAAGAGTATTTACCCCAGCTGTAGATGATGTTGAAGTTTGACCATCTCCCCAATCAACATTTAGTGATCCAGAGCTATTCTGAATCCGAATTGTTACACTTGTTGTTGTAACAGTAGTAAGTGTAATATCAAGTTCAGTCTTCCCACTCTTTGTAGTATATAATGCGCCTATATCCGCAGGCATAGTTAAAGTATTAACATCATCCAATGTCCAATTCCAATCTTGAAAAATAAGTTTGTCATGTGTTGGCCCATTGGGAAGCGCAGTTGCTGTTTGAGCTTCTTGAAGTGTCCATGCATACACAAGTGTACCGTCATAATCGTAGAAATTTACATCTTTAGGCATTATAACTTCGCCAGCCTCTATATCCAACACTTTTGGCACAAGTGTTGCCAATGTCTCACTACCACTCGCACTAACTCCCATTGTATTTAAGTTAGTAACCAATTCATCACGCTTATTGTCGAGTTGCGTTAAAGCTTGCGGTATAGTAGCCATTACACATCCTCCTCAATTAGCTCATTTGTCTCTATATATATTCTTCCACTGCTAATTGGATCTATTGCATCAATGTATTGTGCATCATCTCGTTCAATCATAAAATTAGCATCAGAATATGTGCGTCTAAAATAAACTCCATTGATGGAAATTATTTCTGTTTTAATCATGGTGTCCACTCCCTCATATAATTTGCAAACGATACCCAATTTGTTGCATTTTTATAGGTTTCAAGTGTGCCAGGAGGAACATATATTATACATATGCCATTAATTCCAGTAAATGAAGTAGTAGATGCTAGCGATGAAGGATCTGTTCGATGTATTGTATGTGTTGTAATAGAGAGGCAGTTAGCAAATGCAGTAGTTCCAATACTTGTAACACTACTTGGTATTGTGACGCTTGTTAAGCCATAGCAATACTGAAATGAATAAGCGGCAATACTTGTAATGTTATTTGGCATTATAATACGCCTTAAATTGTAACAACTCAAACACATGTAATTTCCGCTACTAGCACCGCTTGGCATAATAATATTTGTTAGACTATAACAAGTACCAAACACATAGGTTCCAAAAAGTGTAGCACTCTTTGGTATTGTGATGCTTGTCAAACTGTAGCAATTACGAAAAGTATAGTTTCCAACTCTTGTGCATCTAGTACCAAGTCTAACTGATGTACATGTGTAATTAGGTGTAATATTAAACATATTATATGGCATTGTAGCTGATCCATATGGATAATAATCGCCAGTGCTATCAACACTTGCAGTATAATTTCCAATAACAGAATAAGTATGGGTAAACGTCCTTAATACTGATGAAGTTGTATCTATATCCTCACTTGTACCATCACCCCAATCAACAGTGATTGTACTTACTGCTGTAACATTATACATTAGCAATGTTACATCCAATCCAGTCACCAACGTAAGTGTTAAATCAAATTCACTAGCCCCACTTGCTGTTGTATATATCGCACCTATATCAGCTGACATGGTTAATGCATTAATATCTGTTAGTGACCAATTCCATTCTTGAAAGACAAGTCTGTCGTGTGTTGGCCCATCAGGTAATGAAGTAAGCGCATTTGCTTCAGATATTGTGTATGAATGTAATAAAGTTCCATCATAATCATAAAAATTTACATTTTTAGGAGTTATAACTGAAGCCGTTTCTATATCTAACACTTTTGGTACAAGTACATCCATTGTTTCGGTATTGCTTGCAGCAACCCCCATAGCTTTTAAGTTGTCTGCCAACTGGTCACGCCTATTTCCAAGCTGTGTTAGTGCTTGTGCCATATCCGTCATTAAGCACCTCCAACGATCGCTAATATTGCGTCTGCCAAACCTCCAACGGCGGCCAAATCAGAGTAAAAAGCCGATTCAGTGCCAGTATACCCTCCAGATTGTGCAGATGCAAACGCCGATTTTCCATCAGCACCCACAGTTCCCGCAGCACCTGTTGCTCCAGCGGCACCCGTATTCCCTCGCGGTATAGTAAAATTAAATACTGCTGCACTAGATGTACCTGAATTAGTAATTGCGGCATTGGTTCCTTCTGCGCCTGTAGTAATAGTTCCTACAGCTATTGTTGCCGCCTGACCCGTTGCGCCAGTAGCGCCAGTTGTGCCCTGAATACCTTGAATGCCCTGATCGCCAGTGTCGCCCTTCTCTCCACGTGGCAGTACAAAATCGAAAACAGCCGATGTGGGAGTGCCTACATTAGTAACATTTGCATTGGCACCACTGGTTACAGTGCCAACCTCAATTGTGGCAGTCTCTATTGCAAGAATATCAGCCCCTATTGCATCAAAAGCATCCGATATAGCTTTCTTTTCCGCAACCGAAGTGTGTATATTTGTATCTGCTGTATGAGTATTCAAAGTAGTTCTTACAGCATCTAATTGAACGATTGTAGCATAATCCGATAAATCTATCTTTCCAGTTTCAAGTTCCTGTTTTTGTGTTCCATCCCACCAAAAATCTGGCACATCTAACTCTATGATTAGCAACCAATCTCCAATACGTAAATCGCTAATAGTTTTCCCATCACTACGTATATATAACCCATTAATCCAATTTTCCAACTGAACTAATGTGTCAAATACTAACGCCTGTGCCGCTCCTTTAGCAATCGCCTCTATTGTAGCCATATTAGTATTTATATTGACTATATCAGATGTAATGGTGTCTATGTTATCTACCATAATTGTCAGATTACTATCAACTACATCTAATACCTCAGTTAAAGACTGATCGCCAATACGAATGTTGTCACCCGTTAATGTAACAGCATCTGAATTTAAAATCAACATGCTTTGTAGCAAAGAAGATGTCATAACATAAATATCTATATTCTGAGCACCGAATTCTAATTGAGCCATAGTCAGTCTGATTTTTAAACTTTTAGCCAAATCAAATTCTAAGTTCTGATTGTAAACACCTTTAAATGACAATATAGAATACACATTAGGCAGACCGCGAATGTTCAATACTCTTTTAGAATTTCCAATTACTACATCATCAGCCAATATTTCCAAAATAACTTGTGCATTGTTATAATTTAGATTTGATCTAAATGCAACAGTTGCATTAAATTCTCCATTTTGTAATATTTTAAAATTCATATTAGGAATAGTATTATTAGCAGTAAATGTTGCAATCTCTACAAATGTATTTAGAGCAACATTGGATTCAAATTTACTAGCAATTACTTGCGCTGTCTCGTTTATAGGCGCAATTAGTGAAAGGCCATCAGATACAAAAAACATTGGAAAACCTACCGTTGTGCCAACGCTACTTTCTATATCATCTATACGTTCCAATAAAGACTCTGTGACATAAGCATTGGTGCTAGTTGCGGGAATATTGTCAGTGTCCAACGATATGTTGTTATTGACTGCCATAACATTATTAACCGAAGATGCAATTGTGTCAGGTATATCAAATTCTTTGACAAATAATTTAGAATCAGAACCAATTATCAAAGCATTGTCAGTATCAGTCGATACTAATGAAGATATTACTACATCAGATGGGCCAGATTCTTCAATAAACAGTTTAGAATCAGAACCAATTGTTAAGGCATTATTGGTATCAGTCGACACTAATGAAGATGGCACTACATCAGGCACAATAACCTCTTCGACAAACAATTTAAGATCTGCACCAACAGTCAAAGTATTATTAGCGTCGGCTGATATTAGTGACGACGGTACAACATCTCCCGTACCACCAGTCTCAAAGTCAGCAAAAGATATTTTACCTTCAGAATTTGTAATTACATTTTTGTTTGCATTTGTTATTCCTGTAGCAATAGGTTGTTTTGTTGTTAGATCATTTTTTATATTAGTAATTGCATTCAGAATTTCTTCAATTAATTCAGGATATTGATCTTCGATATCGGGATATTCACCAATAATAGTTTCATCAACATCGAATGATGCTGTTAGTGTTTTCCAATTATAATCATCGCTATCCATTATTTGTATATTAAAACGTATCGTTCCTGACGATTTAGATACGCCATTACCAATAACCCATCCTATTCTAATTTTGTCATCAACACTTGATACGTTGGTAACATAACTAGAACCCTTTTCTCCGTCTGCATTCCAATAATTTATTAATATAGTTTTTAGTAGCCTATCGACTCCATCATATTCTCTATCCATTAAAAATGTTAAAATTTGAGAATCGTTATCATTTTGCACCGCCAACACATAATCAGTTGGCATATTGATAGTTCTGTCTGTAACAATAATTTCAGGATGTTGATCTATTAAGTCTACCACTTCAAAAGAGTCATCAAATTCTATATCACGAATACGAACTGTATTTGTTGATATAATTCTATCACTATTTGGTTGTTTTATTTCAAGAAATATATCCATGTTTTCATTTCTTATAATTCTAGGCAAACTCCAAACCAAATAATTATCTTCTCTTTGCAAATAAAATCTAATATTGTTGTTTAAGACAAGTATTATATATTCTTCTATATTCTCAGCATTCTCGATTCTTAACTCGGTATCAGATTCTTGAAGTGTATATTCTCCAACTAGTCGATTACTTATTAATTTTAATATTTAAATCACATCCTTTCGTTATTTTATGTATACTCGACAAAAGCCGAGTTTGTTATTGTGGAATTAGAATGTCTACTTCAAATTCTATATTATCTATTATAAGTATACTTGGATACAAGTGAGTTTGCATTAATGTTCTAGTCACGTCTATTACATCGTTTAAATCATCGCTTTCATAAATTTCACCATCGACCATATAAAAGGCATACAATGGGCCTCGCGTTGTACTTGTGGATTGTAACAACAAAATACGAAACAATTTTATCACCTCAATCTTTAATTTTTACATATTTCTCTTTGCCAAAAATATTTTTTTTGAGCATTTTAGTCTCGCCATCCTCAACAATAAACTCCGGCTTTAAATTACCATCATAAGTTACTATATCGAATGTTTGTTCTGGTACAACTTCCTCAACATCAGACATAATAGTAACTTCTTCTTTGGATATTTCTGCGATTTGCGTTTTAAGCTCCTCTTCCAATTTTTGTATTTGTGCATATATTATTTTTATATTTTCATTTAGATTCAACATATTATTATTGACATTGCTTACTGTCGAAGTCAAAAATTCAATATTCGTTGTCTCTAATGGCAATTCTGTTGTATTGGGTGATGCAGTTGTAGTATTTATGGCTTGTGGTGTATTTAATTCAGCAATAAACATTGGATTACGATTGTATTTGCACCGACTATTTCTACAGACAATGCATAAGCGTGGATCGCAATGGTTGGGTACATTATTATAATCGGGCATTAAACATCAACTTTCATAATTTATTTTGATTCAGATAATTCTTTTTCTTGTATTTTTGTTAATTCTAATTCAAATTTTTCAAGATCAGAAACTTTAACATCTTCTACGTCCATTAAATTCGTGTAAATTTCAACTAAATAATTTAAATATTGCGCCGTATTAGGATGTATGGGCTGATTTTTATAAGCTTTAATATGATTACGAATATTTAACAAGAATTCATGCATCAATATCATTCCCTTAAAAGATTGCCCCTAATAATAAATAGAGGCAATCGACATATAATTTAATATGTATAAAATAACTTATTTCAGTGTTTATTTCTTGCGCTGAATTTTATCATGAACTTGTTGTTCATTTTCCATAATAAAACAACTATCCCATTGGTATTTATCATATTTACTCTCAAGTTTGTTTAACCACTTAATAGCTTTTGTATGTTTGCAAGCCATTTTTGTCATCATTGTATAATCAAACGCATGATCAAGTTGTAGATCTTTACATGCTTCGCCAAGTATTTTTAATGTCTCTTTTTCCCACTCTTTCATCGTCAGCATGATTTTTTTTACTTTTTCAACAAATGTATCGGCACTTATTGATAATGGGCTTACATTAATTTCATCCACCTTCATTAATAAGGCATCAACATACTTCATATTAGGAACAATACCAACTTCATGTATTGATATTCCATAATGCTTCAAATGTTTGTAGTTGCACATAGACTTTTCTGATAACTTTAATAGCTTTCTTTTTAATCCTAACGCATTAACCACATATGCTGCCGTAGAAAGCTTGTCATATGCCAAAGCACAAGCATATTCTCTATCCATAACACGCTGATATGCACTCTTTGCTTTATTGTTGTCCATCGACAGTCACCCCTATTCTGTTACTGCGGCAGTAGCAGCAGCAGCCACAACTTCTGGAGTTATGATTGATTGACAGAATAATTCATTTAATAAAGTGAAGTGTGGTGTCACTGTTACTGGAGCGCCATTTGTAACATTACTAAACCTTAAGCATAGAAGTTCTCTCCTGCGTAAACGTCCTATTCTAACAGGGTTTCCAAACCTATCTAACACTGGAAATGAAGATGTACCAATACTTATAAGTAAAGGTTCGGTACCAGTAGCATCTTGGAACCTAACACAATAACGCAATTTGTACACACATGTATTCATAAATGTTTCAGGAACAACAGTGAGTGTTGCCGATGTTCCCTGAACTAATGTTGCATTTACTAATTGTAAATTATTACAACCAAATCCACAATCACAATTCATATATTTTTCCTCCTCAAAAAAAATAGGAGTGGATAATATCTCCACTCCTATAAGCACACGCTCTAAGCGGGATATTAAATATATAAAATATGTATAAAATTTTTAACTGTTAGATACAGCCGCAGCAACCGCAGCCATCCCTAAATCCATCTCTACGTCCGTCAAATCCACGTCCGTCAAATCCAAATCCATTTCCACAGCCCCAAGGATTGCATGAAGGGTAAGCAGGAATTGGGCATGGGCGAAGTTGGTTTACAAGGAAACTGTTTTGCATTAATTGACTGTTTTCAAATCTCTGATCTTGTAATTTGTCACGAAGTTCCTGAATCTCATTACATGTCATTTTGTCAATTACTCTTTGTGCATTTGCAGTATCGTTTGCCATAATTTCGCACTTGTTCTGTTGTGCTTCAAATCTTACTTGATCTAAGCCACGTTGTGTAGCACAGCAGCATTCTGCGAGTTGTTTTTCAAGCCCACAAGTAGCCAACTGATTGTCAAAACGAAGCTGATCTATGTTGCGATTGATTCCACAAGATTCTTGTGCAGTGTTGAACCGAAGCTGATCGATGTTACCATTGGTTTTGCAGCCATTTTTGTTATCGTAAAAGCTTTTTATCTTCTACTTCTTACATTTTCATGTAAGCTCGGCATATATCTTCATCCTTATTTTAAGGAGTCGGGCACTCGTGTCAGGATTATTGTTTATCATACTCACCTGTTATGCTCTGAACCTTCTACGTACTTTTACTGATTTCCGTAGCTTGGATGCTGATTAGCATATTCACATTTATAGCCATGACAAAGTTTATTATTTTTAATACTTCTAATTATAGTCTCAGGCCAACATCCAATATAATCTGCCGCATCTTTCACAGAATTAAATAATTGTTCATCAACCTTAACTTTTTTTGAATTGGTTTTTTTGAAATTAAAATCTCTTTGCTGTTCGTCAGCATATCTACAAGGATTTCCACTTCCATCATATCCTCTTCTTAGCCAAACAAATATTGTATTTGTCCGGACATTCAAAGATTCTGATGCATCTACCTGACTTAGATATCTAACACTATTAATAATAATAGGGCGTTTGCGTTGCTCTCCTACTTTTCTTGCTATATCATTATTTTTCATGGGATTATTTATAGACATTCGTTGTTTTTGTTCTGGTGATTTCATAGGATTGTTTATAGACATTTCTCTTTTCATTTCTTCTGTCCAAATACCAGAAACTCCACCATTACCACCATACCCATAATTACATTTACATTGCCCCAAAGATTTTAATTCATCAATTCTTTGTTTTTCATAATTAAAAGCATCTGTTTCTTCATCAAAATATTGTATTATTCTTACATCGCAATCAAAATCTTCAATTGTTTTGTTAAATAATTTATTTCGATTTTTAACTTTATATCTTCTGCCACAACCTTTACCAACATATATTATTTCATTGGTTTCAATTATAAACCATTCATATACATAAAACATAATATCTCTCCTAAAATTTTTATACGTTTATTATATATGATATTTTATATGTTGTCAATACATAAACTTAGCTTTCCAGCAGTTCACCCGATTGCTAAATATATATTACTATATATTAGTGCCACTACGCACAGCACTCAATAGCCTCTATTTCGGCATCTTTTAAACCAATTGCTGTATTGAAAAAGCCTTGGGCAGTTTGTGCACCTAATGCACTGATATTGTTGTTAATGTTTTCTGTAGTATCACAAATTTCTTTGAAGATACTTTGTTGGAATGTTGCATTAGCATTGCGATCAATTGCGTTGTTTGTTTCGTTGAAACGGCTATTCATCGTGGTATTGATGAATTCTAGTTCTTTTTCTGCTGTGTGATTGTTGTTTTCGAAATGATGTCCACCACCATCGAAACCATCTCTACCAAAACCGCGACCACCGAGAAGAGCTAGGAGCAAAATCGCCCAAATTCCGCTGCCACCGCCAAAGCCGCCGTCACAACCACCATATCCGCCTCCAGTTGCGATCATGGGAATTCCACCTACGTCAACCATTTTAAAACCTCCTATTTTATAAAGTTTACAAAATATATAAGAAGCTCCAACATTAATTGAAGCTTATTATCAATTTAATTATAAAATGTATAAAATTTAGAAGTTCTGTTTATATCAATTAGTCATTTCAATATCAGATGCATATTTCCAAATATACCCATGATGAGTTTTCTGTTTTCCTTTACAGCACTTAGCAATATGTGACCAATCATGTCCATCGATCAATGTATCTTTCATAGTATCCCATCTTTTTATATAATTCATATCTTTATCATATTGAATAACTGGCTTTGCATTTGCTTCTCTGATTTTATATTTTGTTTCATCGCTATGATGTTTACCATAAAATCCATTTTCAATTCCATATAACCCATTCATATACCTACATAAATTTTACCATTTAGCATATTTTGTATTTTATAAATCCCACATATTTTTTCTATTGCCATTTCAAACCTCCGATTAAGTTTAATGATTTATTATAAATCTACAATATCATAAGGCAAATCATTTGTCAAGAATTATTTCAAATTTATTTTTATATATCTAAAAGTGGACAATCATAAATAAATCGGTATTCACAATCATTTTACATATACAGAATAAAACCACTATGTATGCCTCCCTCTGGTACGCATATTAAGAGGCGTAGGGAGTCCTATTACCTTACTTTGAACTTAAAAATTCATAAGCAGCTTTTAAAGCAGGAAACTGAGCACTATCAACAGCTGTACCTTCTTTTGAATTGCCTTTAATGTAAACTTTGTCAATGCTTTCCATAGTTAATTCGGTCTTACCATCAAAACTAGGCCATCCATGAAGTGCAAAAATTTCAGGAAAATCCTTAATTGCTTTGTTATACTTAGCAAACTTAATGGCGGTATCAACATTATTAGTCGCATGTAGTGTCTTATACTGGTCTAGGTAACAATAACTCATTTAATTCACTCCTTAAAATATAATTATATTTATATAAAAATAAGTTTAACTTATTTCAATATCATTTAAAATTTCAAATGTATGTATAAAATGTTTAAAATATATTACTATTTCATTTGTTGATTTCCTTGTAAATAAGGTAAATACTGCTGCATCATCTGATTTGCATCCACTCCAAGCGATTTACATGTATTCATAAATACCTGCTGTTGCTCTTCTGGCGTTTTTCCATTCATCATTTGTTGCACTTGTGGCATATATTGATTTAGCTGTTGAAATTGAGGATTACTCTGCAACATTTGGTTTATCATTTGATTTGGATTTTGACTTCCCGTTGTCGCTTGTAACAGTTGTGCTATTAGATCCACTGCCTAACTCCTCCTTTAAGTTTTTTATTTCATTTTGTAAATTATTTATTCTTTCATATAGCTCTGAAACTTCGCCTTTTTCTGCGTATTCTTTGGGAACTTCAACAACTGGCTCGCTTTCATCTAATATATATGTGTTAAAAGCAGGATTTCCATTACTATCTATATTTTTTGTATAAATCCGTTTATTTTGTACACTTGGAAACACATATAAAGAAAGGTCTTCTAATACAGCCCCCCTTGCCTCCTCTTCATTTGTAACTTGTCTGCCTCTAACATAAGAAGGTTGTTGCTGAACTTGAGGAACGGCTTGCGGTTGCTGTACGACCGGCTGTTGATATTGCTGTACTGGTTGCGCAACCTGTGGTTGTTGATACTGTTGCGCTGGCTGTTGCTGATATTGCTGCATTTGTTGTGGCATAGGCTGTTGCGCATTTTGATTAAAATAGCCTGGATATTGTTGTTGTAATTGTGCCATTCGTTGTTCATATGATTCCATAGGCGAGTTATATCCATAACCATTGCCATAAGGACTGTTTACTGCCATAAATCTTCTCCTTTTTTTTTAAAATTCATAGCGAACTATGTAAAAACTCTTTGGGCAGGACTCGAACCTACAACTTACGGATTAACAGTCCGTCGTTCTACCATTGGACTACCAAAGAATATTTAAGGGCGGTGATGGATTTGAACCACCGTGCCTTTCAGTCGTGATTTACAGTCACGCGCAATCGACCGCTCTGCCAACCGCCCTTATACCGGTAAGCATGGAAACTTACCATAACTGTTATTTGGAGGCTCGCAAATTGAATTCTCCACAAGCCATGCGCATCTCAGCGTTATATGTAGGGGCATAGACCCCAGCATATCTATTCAAAATTTACATAATCGCTTCGCCTATATCCCAGCACAGCTCTATCGTCACTTTCAAAAGTCGCTCCATTTATCATTCCAGATTTTCCCTTTATGATCCTCTTAAAGAATGTACAAAACTTATATACTGGAAATTCATTTCCCTTTCCCACTTCATCAACAATTGTGTCAAACACAGTATTCATTGCAGTTAGCGTTTCTTTTTTGGTTAATTTAATACCATTCTCCAAAAAATTCTCCTGCAAAATATTAATTTGCTCTGATTTTTTTAACCTACTCATTTTTTCTCCTTTTAATCGGCTTGCTGATCTCTCCAGTCAAGACTTATGATTTTTCAATTTAAACATATTAGTTTTGTTTTATCTTTTATTATATTTCCATTGATATCTTGTGCTATATATACAAATCCTTCTTTTTGAGAATTTGTCAATAATCCGTCACCATAATTCATTTCTTTTGTTCTGCAACAACAGCCCTGTTCATATATGGTTGTATTACCAACTGTATATTCTCCAAGTCTGTGTGTATGAGCAAGAACTAAGCTTGTGAATATATATCCTTCATTCCTAAAGTAATTCATCGCTTTCTCTGCTGTCTTCATTATGCCCGTACTAAAAGCTCTAGGATGGCAGAATATTGTATTCCCAATTTGTGACCACCAATTTTTAGTATACTTAATATCAACATCAGTAATTACTTTACTCAATGGTTCATACCAAGTTTTCGTCCTACTTTGTTTGTTGTAATGGTTAAATCCATCATCACAAATTAAATCCAAAGCTGTTTCAGGCATCAATTCGGCCATATCACTATCGCTCAAAGCTTTGCTTAAATAATTTTGGAATCTCAAGCAATGATTACCATAATTAATACTTACTTCTTTGGGTTTTATATATTCAATTAAATCAATTATATACTGTCTAGCATATATCATTTCTTCAATCATGCTCGCTCTATATAATTTTGGAAATTTACTAATCTGAAAGTTATCCAAAATATCCCCATTCAACTGTAAAATATCAACGTTTCCAATGTAGTCGTAAAATATTTCTTTTGGTAAATTGAATGGTGCATGGAAGTCACTACAACTTAATATTCTTGTGTGAACACCATTATTTTTTAAATATTCATCATATTCTAAATATCCATAACTTATACGGCGTAAGTGGTCAACACTAACATCTATTTGCAACATATCTATAATTTCTTGCCAATCTAAATCATGTTGTCTTTTTAGTTTGCCTATACATAATCTAATCTTATACTCTTGGTTACTTTCGTTATCTTTTTTATTTATAATAAACGAAATTTAAATCACCACACTTATTTAAAATTTTTTGTTTTATTCTTGAGTAACTTCTTCTTTGAAGTCTACACAGTCCAACATTTTTATATCAACGCCTATAAATCCCTTAATTTCGTTATCAAATTTGTTAATCACTTTGAGCTTATTGCAGACGTACAGATGATCACAGTTATCGCAAAGTTTGCTTTCTATCATATATAATTTTCTCCTTTAAAATTATTTTGAAGCTCTCAATATATTTTGTTTATTTTTCAAATTATACCTTAGTCTGCTTTTAACACGTTCTGCCTCTTCATCACCAAATAAGCAATCATATGCGCTGATTAATTCTTGCAAGTTTGAGATATCTGTTTCTATATCCCTAGTAAATATTACAGAGTCTTGAATGTAAAAACTTCCTCTGTCAGACTTACTCTTTTGCGTCCGTGTGATTGAAACATTGGGACATTTTTCTTTAATCTTTTTGGATTCTTGTTTACTGATTTTATGAATTTACTCCACCAACTTTTAGTTTATTTTTTTATGTTTTTGATATATTATTATTTAGTAATTCCGCACCACCTTATACATACGGATATGGAAGCTTTATCCCTTCCAATAATCCTAATAAAGAAGAAAAAACAAATTCTCATGAGGAAAAATCTGTAAATAAATAGATTTTTTCTTAATATTTATTGGTGCGGAATCTTTTTAATTAATCTAGCAAAGTATTATGCTCAAGCGCCCATTCAAAATTAGCGTTAAATTGTTCTGCTACTCTATCTGACAAATGCTCTTCTAAATCATTCAATTGATTTTCAAGAGCACTTATTCTTTCTTTTAGTTCTTTGATTTCATTTTCCAATTTTATTCACCTTTCTTTGGTGGATTTGATGATTCATTTGAGTATAAGTAAGGACAATTATTATCAATACATCCATTTATTATGCTACTTTTAATACTATCACCAGCCGATGTCATTTCTTCGTCTGAAACAAATTCGACTGCAAATCCAAAATTTGCTTTTTCACATATCCATTGAGTACATTTATCTTCTATTACAGTTTTATTATTAAAGAAATCTATTTGACATTCTAACAAAGTTAAGTTTTCATTTTCCAATTTTATCACCTTCCTTGGTGGATTTTTGTGTCTACCATATACCGTTTTTCCGTGATGTCGAGATAACGTGGATATATCGGGGTTTTGAAGATGTCTGATTTTAAAAAGCTGAGGTTTTCGAGGTGTTTTTTGTAAATTTTAAGCCATATAATTTAATATACCCATCATTATCATATTTAACATTACTAACACTTAAGTTGGACTCTTTCAACGCTTCCCAAAAAACAAAATGTTTACTATTAAATATTATTTTAAATAATAAATTTCTAATATAAGAATATTTTTTATCATCAAATAATTTTAATAAATATATTGCTGAGTTTTTACTTATTACTAAATTATTAATGTGATTCATAAGATTTAATTCGGATTCATTACACAAAATAAATTTTTCTTGATTAGTTAAATCATTTCTTGTTTTCCAAATCTTGTCTTTATATTTTTTACAATTTATTATCTTTCTCACTACTTCATCGCATTGCTCTTTCCATCTGTTATTATAATTATATTCACTCAAATCAATAATATCACTAAACTTGCAAAACTCCTCAGTTGTCTTTTTATTCCTGAACTTATTCATAGCTCGTTGCAAATAGTCCATGCTCGTGTCAAAGTTTTTGTATAAAATATTTGGATTCAACTTATACCCATTGTTTAGTGTTATCATTTTGAAAAATTTAGGCTTGACGAATTTACCATCTTCGTAAACTCTGTATTTTTCTTTAATTTTGTTTATTTCTTTGGCATTGTCAACTTCAAACTCTTTTTTGGCACGGTCTATTTCAATACAGGACATGACAGCAAGTTTGCATATGTCGAGATATAGTTCGTTTATGCTTTCTAGGGTTTCGTTATGATTTAACTTATGCCAAAGCCAACTATTCAACTCCTGGCTTAAATTAATTATTTCTCCAATCTTATTGACACTTGTTCTTATATCTAAATCGCATTGATGCTCCCAAGTATAATATCTATCTATTTTTCTCGCCTCTACAAAATTTGTAGGAATTTTAAAGTTATGATAATTTCTTTTGGCTATATCAATTAGCAACTTTTCGTTTGATATTAATATTTGATCCGAATCAAAGTCCGCTCCGTTCAATCTTTCCAATATATTATCATTAATACTATTGATACAAACAATCTCATTAGTTAAACCAAAATACTTATCAATCTCTTCATTGTGCTTATTTACAGGCAACCATACATTGCCATTACATACATGTGGGCTACGTGAAGCAATCAACTCTTCGCCATCATTGAAGTTTTTGCTATAAACAGTACCCACTTTAATCTCATTAGCACCATCAAACTGCCCAATCGAATGTTTCAACATTTCAAGTGGATTGCCAAACAATACAGAGTAGTTGCCTTTAATTAAAATATGTCCTTCTCTTGAATTGTTAACATAAGACTTAATGACTTTGGCTTTAAAATCATCGTACAACTTAGTCTCGTAAAATTTAGTATTTATTCCCATCAGTTTAAATATAATGTCGTTTTTCGTTATCGTTTCATTTTCGTCAAAAGAAATTTCGCTTTTGGGATATTTAATATGATATCTCAAAACATCGGGGTCTGTCCGTAGCAGATTTAAATAATCAATTGTGGGCTGCAAAAACTCAGTCATTTCATCAAAAGTAAATTGTAGTGTATTTAATAGTTGATAATGGGCCTGAACAAGTTTACCATCAAAATAATGAGTCTGTTTCTCATGCTTGACTATTCCAAAATCCTCATCCAAATTTTCAAGCCACTTTTTCATCATTTCTACTTTGTCTTTGCCAAACTTTAAATATTTTACACTATTTGGCGTTGTTATTAATTTTATGTCTTTAATATCTTCTGCCAAAGTAAATCCATTCAACTGATCGACCTGCGTAATTCCGTTGTCATCAAAAAATTTCTGTATTTTAGTTTTAAAAGAACAGGTTTTAAAAAAGCGATTACGAAGCAGCAAACTTCCAAAGTCTTTGTAGTTTTCGAACATAGATTCGTCTAATAGCGATTGTCCGTCCCATATTGAATTGCTTATCTCAACAGTTTCGTCTTTAGCTTCAAGCCAGCCATCAATTACCTTTACAGACACAACATTGTCGTTGAATATACTGTCATAGTCATCAATTAAAAGAATATTTTCTTTTTTTATTTTTAAAATATCTATTATGCTGCTTGAGGTTAGAGAAATATAACTTTCATATGCCGCCAAATCAATCTTATCGCCAATTTTTACATTTAGACCACAATCTTCCCATTTATGAAAAGGTGTATACAGCCTTTCGTTAATGAATAAGCACTTTCCGATACGAGAACTTCCTGAACTTCTCTTAAATCTCCTGTATTTTATTCCGTTAGAATAAAAACCATTCTCGTACAATTCATTGCGCAGTTTAGCTACTGTCTGCAATACTTTTATATTTTTCTTATTTACAACATAGCATCCCAACTCTTCATCAAATTTAAAATAATCTCCCAGCAATTCTGAACCTATATTATTTTCAACGGGCTGATTTAGCTTAATTGCAATTAATTCATCATCAACAATACACACATTGTCAACAAACTCACACTCTTTCAATGTGTATTCAAAAGCCACATACACATCTTTTCCAAATTTATTATAAACCTTATTGCTATAATTGAAATTAACATTTATAATATGATTAGTGAATTCTTTTCCGTTCTTATCAAAAAACGAAAAGTCAGACCTCCTATATACCTTTTTATAAATCTCTCTCAATTTTATTAAATCTAAACTATAATCAAATGCGTTGAGATATTTTTTGGTATTAATCTCATTATTTTTATTTTTTATATTATATCCTAAAATTTCATCGGCATCTTTGTCTGAAATTAAGTTGTTACTTATATACAAGTCTTTGGCCTCAGCAGTTAGGATATATACAGACTTTTTTTTAATTATAATGTTTCACTCCAATGCAATAAATTTTATAAAGCAAGAACTACACCCAAGGCAAATGCTTGGGCAAGTTCCACTATAAATTCAATTAAAAACTAGTATATATTCCCCCTGGTGGTGCATAAGTCCCACCAGATGATATACCATTATTTACATTCTTTTGTGGCACAGGCTCTGTGTCCACTCTTTGCAATAACACCATGTTTTTATTACTCAACATTCCAAGCGCTTCAGCAGTATTAAAATGAGTTAATATATCCATCTCCCAATCATCCATATCAACACATATAATATCTTCTGATAAAATATTGCCATTAAAAATCTCCAACATCAAAGACTTCCGTTCTTCAACTGTGTCACCGATCATGTAATACTTTGAATTGTTTTTCATTATATTTTCTCCTTTAATTTTTTCCGGTACTTCCAAATCCGCCCCTGTTATCGTTTCCTAAATCTTCGACTTCAATAATATCAACCTTATCCATCACTTTATTAATTCTAAACTGACAAATGCGGTCATTCTTAAGTACAAAAGTATCTTCTATAGCGTAAGCCATAAATCCCCATATATCATCATTGCCCGAATAAGATGGGTCAATTACGCCAAAATGATTGCACTGAAGAACTTTGAAGTTTCTCGCAGTCGAAGATCGTGGCACAATATTTGCCTCATACCCATCAGGAAGTTGCATAGATACACCCAACGAAATCAGCTTTGTCTCACCTTTCTTGATTGTTACAGTCTCAGCGGCACGTAAATCAATCCAAGCGCCTATATCTATTTGCTTAATTTTGTCAATTTCCTTGTCATGATATTTAACTTTAATTTCTAACATTTATCATTCTCCTCATAATCCACATTTCGAATATCCACAATTATGGCACGTTTTACAACCTTCTGACATTTCTGCCTCGCATCCACATTCGGGGCATACGTTATTTATTATTGTGGACTGTACTGACGGTACAACACTCGGAATGCTATAATCTTCTGTATCGTCACTAAAACATTCCTGAACCTCATTATACATATCTTTTATTGCATGAGCTATTGCGCTAGGACAACATATGCCTTTTGAAGTATCACACTTTGTTGAACGCCTTACTAGATATGAAGGACACGCAGGAACGCTAAGCAATTGGTCTAATGCATAATCAAGAGTCATGCCTGTTCTTAGAGCACCACTTAATATACGAGATAATCCAACCATATATGAATTGCATCCTCCGCTACTTCCATGATCAAGAAATACTTCATACAGTGTGCCATCTATTTTGTCAAAGAAACAATGAACGTGAACAGAACCACATCCCGTTACAATCTTTCGCTTTCTGCCAATTAAATCGTCTGAAGAATTTAGCGTTGTTCCCCAAGGTAGATTCTCTATTTTATTCGGCTCTAACTTAGTGTTATCTTCGCTTATACTGGTCAAAATACCACTACGACTACAGTTGTCTCTATATAAGGTCAATCCCTTTAAACCCGACTCCCAAGCTAACATATATAAATCTTCAACTTGCTCTACTGTGAAATCTTCTGGAACATTAACTGTTGAACTAATAGAAGCGTCTATATGCTTTTGCCAAACTGATTGCATTGCCACTCTGTCTTTATAGTCTAATAACATTGCGTTGGTAAAAAAATCAGGGAGCATACTTTCGTCAGATAAATTAAATTGATCCATAAACTTTTTTACTATAGGTGTGTACACAGTGTAATATACATCTTCGCCGTGTAATGATTCAGTTTTTCGTTTATATCCGTAATTGTAAATCGGTTCTATACCACCGGATATTCCCAACATGGTTGATAGTGTGCCTGTAGGAGCGCATGTTAAGAGCTGACTATTTCTCAATCCATACCTCATAACAATATCTTTTGTATCCACAGAGGCATTCTCAATGAAAAACGGACTACTTAATACGGCATCCCTGTTGTATTTGGGGTAACAACCAAACTCTTTGGCCAGTAAGGAAGAACTTGCTAATACTTGGTCGATCATTATTGACGCTATACGATTACACAATGACAATGATGTTTGGCTTCCATATTTGATTCCCATTTTTATTAACATATCACTTAGGCCAAATGTCCCTAGCCCAATCTGTCGCCAATCTCTAACACTGTCTTGCTGCTCTTGAAGTGGATGCAATGGCAATCCTTCGTCCAATACATCATTCAGTGCTCTTACAGTAATATCTACAGTTTTTTTAAAATCTTCATAATTAAAATATACAGCTTCACTAAATGAATTTACTACAAATTCAGATAAATTTATACTCCCAAGCAAACATGAGCCTCCTGCGGGGAGCGGCTCTTCCAGTATTATTGTCATATAAGCTTTTTATCTTATATTTCTGGAGATTTCTCTCATACGTTTATATTTACAAAACGATACGTCTGTCAATTCAGACCAGCCTAGCATACATTTTCATATATTATAGTATATGTTGGGCACTCGTGGTGGGATTGTATTTATTCACCCACTATGCGTTACGGTGAGCCACAGCCTCTCGTAATCTGTGCTTTACCTCGGTATTGGCGTATCTATATAAGACTTAGCCTCTCTTGATTATACCACAATATCAATACTATTTTAAGGGTGTATTGACTGTCGGAACCGATATTACCCAAAGTTTTACTTGCGGCCAAGAAGACCGCAAGGGTTGACCCCTGCATATTCAAAATTTTCATCTTCAGATAGCAAACTCCAACTTTTTATTCTGTCCCACATTAAAAATCCAGGTTCTGCCATATTCCAATTACTTTTAGCAATTTCATAAAATAAATCCCTAGCTTTAACTGTCTTTGAAATAACTTCGCCTGTTTCTCGCCTAGTATAACTCATTTCCCAATCTAAATCATTCTTTACAGCATTCATAAAGTCGTTTGTTATTTTTATAGATATATTGGCTTTTGTAACTCTGTCTAAGTCATTCTTTATGTTTATAAATTCTTCGATATCTGGATGGTTACAATCCAAAGAAATCATTAAGGCTCCCATTTGGACTATCTCTTACCTTAAAATTAATAAGGCTTGGATGCTAATCTGGTTATTAAGATATGTCGCCACATCTCCAGTAGTCTCTACACCTTCCTACTCTGTAGGCTCGGCACGGTATTATGCTCATGCAGTTTCACCGTTTTCTTCCAATTTAAGACGCAGTGCCTTATATTTTTGATATTTTCTGTTTAAAATAATAAAATTTTCATCTGGATAAATAAAATTATAAAATTTAATAATGTCTGCTTTATTTGCAAACTCTAATACAAAACAATCTTCATTACCCTTTGGTCGTAATGCTGTCGATATATTAACATATTGTAGTAAACATTTTTGAACACCTAAAAGAATGTTATAAGATGAAGTAAATGACACTTTATGCCATAAACGATTTCTATCTTTTCTATATCCAAATGTAATACATCCATCAGCATCAAAAACTCCAAGAATTATGAATCTTGCCAAATCTTTATTGACTATAGGCAAGTGCCTTTCTTTTTTTAGTCCTTTTCCAATAAATTGAGTTATATCTTTAATTGTTTTAGATGTACTAGCTTTGGGAAATTTTCTATTTTTTTTATCCGTCTCATAACTATAAAAAACATTTGATTTAATAATACTTGCAATATACTCAACAACCTCTTTATCTTTTATAGCTATACTTAATTGGGCTTGATGTTTATCATTAATATGCCCATCAGCAACTATAAATCCAAGCAAATAAGCTTTTTCTTTTGAATCAATTTTATTGATAGTATAAGAAGGATTTTTTTTATATTTTAACATATTGTTTAGATCATATTTTTTTATCCAATAACCAATAGTTCTTTTATCTTTTCCAAAAATTTCTCCAATTTCTTGTGTGGTTTTTCCTTCTGATAATAATTCTATTAATTTTTCTTTATCCATAATTCAATCTCCTACTTTATAATAATTTTGGATGATTAATATCAAATCATTTACGTCTACCGTTTTGTGAAATTAATCCTGTAACCAAAGAATATAAATCCATAAAACTAACTGCTCCTGTAGTTTCTTTTGCTGCATTATTCAGCTTCGATCCTCTTGGAGCCAACTTAGAAATATCAGTTCCGCAACCTCCACCTACAGAGAATGTACGTGCAAGTTTTGTCGCACATGCAAATATTGATTCCAGGTTATCATCTGGTGGTTCAATTACATAGCAATTGCTGAGTGAAATTTTTCGTCCTTCATTTTGTAATCCTCTGTTTGCCAGTATCCTTCCACCAAACAGAAACTTCTTATCTATGATTAACTGCCTAACTTCATTGTCACCACCAGACACCCTATCTAGCCATTCTTTGAATGTTTCATTCTCATATTGGTATTTATTTCTCCATATATCCACCGCTAATTGTGAATCCAACCAATCACATTCGTTTGTCACTTGCGCTTTGTTATCAATTGTAGTCATATCATCTCTTCTTTCTACTTATATGATCTCACAATTTTATTTAGCCTGAGATTTTACATATACACTATGATGTAGCTAATTTATTTAATTATTTATTGTAAGGACTCACATTAGTAATCATTTCAATAAGTTGATCCATACTAAACTCACTACCATTGATGATAGGCTTTCCTTTTTGTGTTGGAGCCTCTGCGACATCATAAGCCTTACAGACCTCCAAATAAATTTCTTCATCAAACATTTTAAATCACCTCTAATCAACTAAAGTTTGATGTGAATATCCATAATTTGCTGTATAATAAATATTTTTAATACCCAAATCCTTAATCATTGCCATACAGCTAGGACATGGATGCGCAAGCGCCGGTTTTCCATTTTTAAATTCGCGGTATGTGTAAAGTTTAACTTTGCTCCAGTCTAAATCCATATCCTTAATGCGAATTAAACAAGCAATTTCAGAATGCAATTTTCCCACATCATACCCATCAAATCTAAATCTGTTGTACTTGTATTGTATCACATGTCCCTTATTGGAATTAAATCCACTTGAGATTATTGCATTTCGATAAACAGCTATTGATCCAATATGAACTTTCTGAAAATCCGACAATTCAGATACCGCCTTTGCGCATTTGAAGTATCGAATATCATTATCATTAATCATATATCTATATCATTTTCGAAGTCCGCATTATCTCCAGATTTTATTTTCTTATACTCAATTCTATATAAATAATATTTATTTTTATATTTATCATACGTAACAGAGTATTTAGGAGTCTTGTTCTGTAAATAAGTGGCCTGTATAACTTCATTTTTAGTCATAATATTTTCTATCCTCCCATTTAGATATATATTCATTATATTCTAATAAATATTCTTCCTTGTCTCTATTAATATGTCTATAAATATATTCGTCAGTAGCATCTTCTGTAATTGGATAATAATGTCGGCACTTAGCTCCATTAGTCTCACCACTACAACCCATATCTGCAAATAAACAATTCTTACAACTAAGTTTATGTCTCTCCGTTTTTGTCATAAATTCTACCGCCTTTGTTGTTGATATGCATATGTTCACCCCTTAACTATTGCGGAATCAATATTTTTCACCAATAATATTATCTATTTCATCTTGTTGTTGAGTAGCTTTCTTGTAAGTTTCAAACAGCCTTTCAATAAATATACTATATTGCTTTTCAAAATGTCTTAATGACTTGTAGATGATATTATATTTGTGTTGTGTCTTCTTCAATTTGTATTTTGCCTTTGCTAATCTTATACCGAATTCTTCATCAAACTCATCTTCAGAACTACATCTTGCAATTGCTTTAAGCTGTTTACCAGCATAGTAACCGGTGCAAATAACTACTTTATTTTTATTATCAATTTTTATTTTCATAATTATATCCTTTCTTTTAATCTAATGCAATTTTGTATCTTCTGTCATCATCTATACACTCTTGGTTATCTCCAAATAGTACAAAAGTAAATTCAGCGCTATTATCTGCTTCGTTATGATGTACTTTCACCATCTTAATAACTTTATTTCTATACTCTTCTGGTATTTTATTTCGTACACCTTCCTCAATTTCCTGTGCTGTCATGTATGTCTTTATTTGATATATATTATTATCCATTCTTTTCGCGCTCCTTTAGCGCAGCATCGGCTTCATCTTGGCTAAGAAACCATTCCGAATACATATCAATCGCTCCCCAGCCCACATCAATATTCCAATCATGACTAGTAATGTCACCAACATAATATATACCGCTAACTTGTTTTTCAAATATTTGTTTTCTATGCATCCCATAACCAAAAACATATACTATGTCGCCATGTTTTACATTTGGTAATTCCACTGTATTTTTAGCATGTGCTATCCAAGTCTTACGGTCAGATGCGATATGTGCTAACCTTTGTATAAGTGACTTTTTAGATTTACATATTTCATCACAAGCTTCCCATGTACGCAACGGACAAGTATTACAATCCACATCATTCCAAGTTTCATATTCGGATTTAATTTCATCATACATAACTTCAAGACATTCTGAAGCGTGTTGATATTGCAACGCTTTAAGCTCCATTGCGCTTAACTTTTCCTTCAAAACCTCAATTTCACACATCGCAAGTGATTCAATGCCCCGTAGAGATTCTGACAATTCAGACACATTAGTCATTACAACTCTCCTTTTTTCTCACTCTCACTTTCCCATTTTGCCAAGACCATGCCATTCAAACTTTACGTTATCTGGTGTAAGACAAATCCAATCGTCATCACAACAAAATGGATATGACTTACAATATCTGCACTCTCTACTTCCTGTGATAACATCAATCATCTCTGCGTTTTCAACTTGCATAATAGCAACTTCTTCTGGAGTTAGTTTGGTATCTTGATAAGCGCAAAGTTCGTGAAACATGTCAATATCTTTATATTTTCTATGTGCTGCATGAAAACCGATTTTACTTAATTGCTCCATCAAATCACTCCTCTAAAAAACAAAATAGGTTTAAAATATTACTTAGTATCATTTCATCTTCTGTAATCTTTTCTTTATCGGCGCTATTGAACAGTAAATCCTTATCGATATTAAATCCTTGGCTTTTAAGAATGACACTTGCAAGGTTTCTTTCTGCTTCTCTTGCACGATCATAGTCTTTTTCATAATGACATTTAATATATTCATTTTGCGCTTGCAATAATTCTATTTGTGATTCTAAATACTCAACCCACGAATCTCTAGCTTTGATATCATTTAGTAATGTCGGTATGTCATTTAAACTCTCGTTTATACAGTTGTATACCGTATCGCTAAAAAATTCCTCTGTTCTTTCCTGCATTGCTTTTGCTGTTTGATACCTTGAAATAATACTATTCATTTTTTATCTCCTATTCTTGGTTTATGTGCGTAAAATTTTAAATATTTGTTAAAATTTTCGTTATCAATTGCCGTAGGCAGTCCCATACGACTAAAATTTATATAACCATTAGAAATACTCATAATTTTCCAAACTTTAAAAGCATTACAGTCATCATAAAGACGAAGCCACTCTTTTGTACTTTCTATCCAAACTGGCTCCCCGTCCATCTCCCGTAACTTTTTCAAACTCAATGACTTTTGCTGGGTGAGTGGTTCGCCACACCAGCCGCAAAAACTATGAGCTATATCTTCAATGATTTTTCCGCAAGCAGCACAATAAGGGAATTTTTCAACTATATATTTATTATCCTTATCTGACCAGACATGACGTTCATTGTACTTGACTCCATTCATACATCTTCCTCCCTCCTCGGCCACAGCTCCAGCTGGGTGAGAGGTTCCATGCATATAGGACAACATTTTATTTCTATCGCCCATTGGCAACACAAAAACTGTATTTGCTCATCAGTCATGTTTTTTGTCAACCCTTGAAATAGTCTGAAATATTTAGGGTTAATATACGATTTCATTACAGGTACCTTCCCAATGTATTCAATGCGCGTTCCGTGTAAATCATCGAATTTAGAGCCATCATCATAAACTTTATCGGTCAATGGTTTTTCACCTCTGCAATACTCACAACTCATGCACCTTCCTCCTAAGCCTCCCATAATAAACCTTGCCCACAATTGGGGCAATAATTTAAATTTTCATTATTATACTTATCCGTTATGTCAATACTACATTTCGGGCAATCATATCCGTCATCAATAGTATATACTGGTTCTATTTTAATATTTTCGGCTCCGGCGTTCCATGCAGCGATTGCTTTATCTTTTGTGCAATGCTCACCGCCCTCATTTGGCGGTTCTGGTACATTCGCTGGCATCCAATGTGTAAAGTAGGTACCATAATAAGTCATACCATTATCTGCCCAATAAAGCCCCTCTCCCACATATTTCGCAAGTATAATTTCTCCATCAACAGAATAAGCCCATACCAATTGTCCAATATCGTCTGGTAGTTGTTCTTCGTTCTCAATCCACCCATCCGGCGTCCTTTTCTCATCAAACTGTGCCTGAAGGATTTGAATTGCCAAATTATAGTATTTATCTCTATTTTCATAAACAATTGGATCTCCGAATACTTCATCCATAACAAAATTTCTATCCTTGTAATTTTTTAAATGCTTTATTACCTGTTCAATATCATTGCTCATATTCTCCCCCCTTCCGCTCTACAATTTATAATACATATCGGAACTCCATTTATTGCCCCTAAAAAATCTTATAATCAAATCTAATAGACTGCGCTCTGGTTTAGTGCCCAAATCTAAAGCATCCAACTTAGCCTCACCATACAGTATAATTTCATCTCCATAAATCTCATATCCACCTCGCCTTGTCAAACTCTCAATATATTGCCTTTCCTGTTTTTTGACTCCAGACTTTAAATACATTTTTTTCGTTGTAGTTTGTAAGGTTAAAACGTATTCTTCGCTTTCTGGCTCATAGTCAGGACTCGGAAGTTCTCTGATCGAATATATTTTACCATACTCGACTGAAAAATTTGTTTTTTGAATATTGGGAATTTTTGTGGCAAAATCTAATCCACATTTCGAATACCCACAATTATGGCACACTTTGCAATCATCCGATATTTCTGCCTCGCATCCACATTCGGGGCATACGTCATTGTAAGTTAATTTAGGAATTTTAGCAATAACAGGATTGCCTCTACCACCATATACATACGTTTCTTCTGTGCAACAACATTCTTTTTGTTGAGTGTAAAAATATGAGGGAGAGGGTGTAGATATTTTATAATTTGGCATAGGTGCTTTGCATGGGCCACATTGAGGTATAGGTATGGGTCTTAATGCATCAATTAAAGTTTGATTTTGTTTTGCTTGCTCAATCTGCATTTTGGCTTGTTGAAGTCGCTGTATTCCTTTTCCAATCTCCCGCTTTGACACGCCCATCATATCGCGATAACTATAACTTCGAATATAGTCATACAAATCTATAAATATTGTGCTATTGTTACAATGTAATGCCATCCCATTATGTTTACTTAAGTAATTATAAAGTGATTTACTAACAGGAATTCCAGTTATACGATATACATCTAACTCTCTCTCATTTTGAACCATCCAGTGTACTATTGCCTCAGTGGGAAATTCGGTATAAACAGTTGCTCCACCACTTCTATAAGAAATAAGTGTTGAATCATAAGCAGTTGATCCTTTAACATTTTCTATGGCTACATTGTAATCTGACAAATATAACATACCCAAAAGATTCTCTAATCTGGCAATATCGTCTGCATAAATCGAAATCATATCTTTTTCCTCTTAATAACCATAAATATTAGAAGCGTTGGCGCAAATATAATCAAAACTATGATTCCTTGAATTTTATTTCCGTTACTAATATCTAAAGCGTCATTTATAAGTTCTGAAATTTTCATATTCTTTGGCATAATTAAAAGAATGAAGTCAAATAATATCCATGCCAGTAATACTAAAACAATTCTCAAGTTTACTCCTCCTTTGGCATTTTATTAATTATATTATCATATTTGCGTTGTAACACTTCAGTTGAATGAGGATTATCCATATCAATCCAACATGTTCCGCAAAATCCACTTCGAAGATTATCTAGGTCTTTTAATACCCTATAAACTATCCTCGCTTCGCTTTCAGTCATTTCAATTCTAGCCGTAAATACATCATCAGCAGACAAACCCATTTGATATAATAATTTTTCTTCTTTTTGCGAATTCTCAATCAAATCAGCAGCTTCGCTTATAATATACGGCTCAGGCTCTGTCCATACATAATGGCATCCACGCGCAAAACCTTCTGCTCCAACCAATTCTGCATAATCTACTTGAGGCGGCAACATTTCGCGCAATCCCTTTACAATTTCAGCAGCAATCACAATCAATCCCCCTCTACAAGTTTAATTAAATTCTCAATTAAATCGGCAGCTTCATTTATAACATATGGCTCAGGATCATCTATCCATTCACGCAATTCCTTTACAATTTCAGTGGCAGTCATAATCAATCCTCCTTTGGCTTATAAAATAAGCAATAATATTGTGCGTTTGAAAAAGTCTTCTGCAACCTACTACAATAATGCGGTTCAATTCCGTTTAGCGATACTCCGTGGTATTTACATGTACTGCAATCCATCATTTGTCATCCTTTTATAATTTGATTATACACTATTCATTCTTATTTGTCAAGTATTTTTTCTGTCTATTTAAATACTGAATTTTACTCTATCATCTTCTGCCCGTCTCTGAACAATCGCACTCGTCATGTGTTTTCATACAAATACCACAATGATCGTCCCAAAAACTATCATATAATAAATTCCTCCAGTTAAAGTATGTTCCCTTACACAAATAAAACGAATCTTTCTGATTATTTCTATCTATAATTCTTATATTTTCATTTCCATTATTCGTACTAAGATCTTTTAATTCAGACAAACATTTTTTACATATGCTCACAGTTACCGTTGGCCCAAAACTATCCATTTTTATTATAGATATTTTCGTATCGGCACTTTGTTTGTTGCAAACCTCGCAATTAAATTCCACTGTCATTCTTAACTCCCTTCAACACTTCTTTATGCCCAGCAATCATCATATCGAGCAGCTTAGGATGATTAAAGCCATATAACCCACAAGCAAAGAAATCATGTAACTCAACAATATCGCTTGCTCCATTCCAATCAACCATGATATCTAAAGTATACGCCCGCTTCTCGTAAGTGTCAATAATTCTTTGCACATAGCCTTTATCTGGCATTACCCACTCGTCACCAAGATAATTTTTTATTCCTAAAATTTCGCCATCATACACAAAGCAGCGCCATTCTGAAATAATATCATGATTCCACTTGCTTATAAAATATCTATCTTCCGGAAATTCAAGCGTTTTATCAGGAATAAAATATATTCCATTGACTTCTGCCTTAATCTTAGTGGCCGATTTTATAAAGTAAGCAATTTTGTAAGCATTATCATCACCAGAACTGTCAATATTATCTTCCATCCAGCAATTTCTTTTTACAATTCCGAATAACTCCACTGGAATGTTTAGTGGCTTAATATTATCAATACCAAGCATCAGGTAATAATCTAAACAAAATTTGACACTTCCTACGGGGATTGTTTCATATCTGTAATCAGGAACATATTTTTCATAGCATTCCAAGTAATCGTCTTTTGCAAAAAACCAATGATTATTTTGATTGAGCCATTTACGACACTCGATAGCTTCAATTGTTGCATATCCGAAATCTTGTGCTGGCAATCTTACTCCTTCAACTACTTTAGATTCAATTAAGAATAACATTTTTACCTCCTAACGACTTTCTTACCTGTGGTGAAAAAATTTGTTTTAACTTTCACTTGTCACCCCTCCTTATTTGTGGTGAAGAAATTCCTTTGGCAGGGTTTTCGGACATTTTTTTTATCAATTTCTCTGCTTGATCCATGCTAATTGCTTGAGCGTTCTTTCTTTTGAAATATTTAAGCATTTCTTGCTCCAGTTCTTTATTCATTACTCATCCTCCCCATCTGCGCTCAAAAACGCTTTCCAACATTGCACACAAGTAACCGGCAATCCTAAAATTGAATTGCATCGAGCGTCTGGTGCTGGTGGACATCCATAGTCCGCTAAAATTTTGCATATTTCATCATCCGCTTTATCAATATTGCGTAAAATGTTCAGTACCAAATCATAATCATTCTCAGCCTGATAATGCTCACCAAATGAGTATGTGGTATTTTTTAAACACTCAATAAACTTGTTTAAATTTTCTCTCATAAAATTTCCTCCTATTTTCTAGCAACAAGATAAAGATTCAGGTACAACCCTCCGCAATACCCGCAGTCACTTTCAATACGACTAAAATCCGTAATCGCATATTCAGCTCTGCGCTCCTCAATATCTTTTCCGCATTCTTCGCAAACATTCAGATATGCTTCGTGACTATATTCATCTATGACATATGAAAATGCTGCGTACAACAAATCATGTAAGGAATTTCTTTGATAAACATCTCGATCGTTCTTAAACTTTTTATCTACAAATCCAAATGGTTCAACCTCTGCGGCATCATCCCATCCATATTTGCCCTTAACTTTTTGAATAAAAAACTTGTCAGAATCATTCGCTAAATATTTGTTGGTTAAAAACTTGTTGGGCAGATATCCGACATCAAACAAATCCCAATCTGCGCAATAGGCTTTATACATGTTTTGCTCCGGCTTCATCCACAAACATACTGGAGCGTCCGTACCAAAAGGATAATGGTCTGAGCAAATAATAATTTCTTCGTAGTCGCTACACATTCCCGCTATCCACTTTTCAGCATTTGCCAATTCATCAATCGTCCTCTGGCGGTATTCCTTTGCGGTCAACATATTATTGCCTCCAATCTGTCATCATCAAACCTACTCGCACAGAACTTATTATGATCAAACCTATCAAAACGATCACCAGCTCACATTCGTCCAGCAAATTCATTCCGCTTCCTCCTCGTCTCCCCACACCTCCGCACAAGATAGTTTTTTGTCCAACTTCAAAATGAGTAGACTTGCATCTTGATGTTCTCCACATCCAATTTGCACCGCTGCATAACCATCTGCTTCCCAGGTGTTGTAAACTGAGTCATCAACTGTAACGTCTGTACAGTAATAATCCCCCGACTCAAAATCTGCTTTGTTGTCAGCCCAATACAAACAATTGTCATATACAAACCAATACATGTCAATGTAGCTTGTGTCAATATGCAGTTGCGCTTGATGATCCTCTTTTATACCAAAGTATTCGAAAATTTCCGCTTTTGCGCTTTCATATTTGTCTAGCAAGTGTTTAAATTTCATTTCGCTTTCTCCTTTTTTTTAAATATTATAAAAATCCAATACTTTTGACACTATTACTTCGTGCACATTTACATAATACATTTTGGGCTTATAATCTGCATATAATACTGCTTTCTTCTGCTTGTATATTTTTATATCGTTCTTATCATTAATAGTGAACCATTCGTATTTCACATTCTTTGAATATTTTGGGTCATGTATTCTATATTCTTGCCCTTGCTTTATTTTAAATAGTTTTGAATTTGCCTGTTTACCATTAAACTCTACAAACGCCCCATAATCTCCGACTACAATTCTCTCATATCCATCACACACAATAGTTCCATATGACGTTCTTAAACTTGCCTTATCTCCATTTATATTTAAAAAATCAGGAATATTTTCAATATAATAATTTCGATATTTCTCAGACAAATCTTTTTCCAGCGGTTTGTATTTGTATTTTTCCGCTAACTTAGCCTCTACTTTTAACGTATTCATAATATATCACACTCCATTACCATTGTTCCCATAAAAATATAGATTCTGTAGATAAATAATATTTACTTTCTCTATATTTATCATTAACAAATACACATACAACGTTTCCATTAAAATCTCGTAACACTTTTATAACAGTTCCACCAAATACCTCGCCATCATTTGGTATTGTTTCAACGTAATCTTTCTCTTTTATTTCAGATTCGCTATTTTTAATAAACATAATTACCTCCTAAAATTCAAAATTATCAATGTTATCGGCCTCTATTAAACTATAATGATCAAACATACTATTCAATGCCTCATATTCATCAATATTTCCACCAAAGAATAGGCGCGCATTAAACATTAAAATATGATCTTTGGCATCCATATTATCCAATGCTATCGCAATAACAACTCGTCTCTGCTCTTCGCCGAATCTAAGGCTCAATAATTCGTTGCCAAGTCTTCTACAATGCCTTGCGCTATATCCCAGCTTTTCAGCTAAGGAACCAAGCTTTAACAATCTTAAATTTTCCTTATTTCTTTCTTTTGGATTTTCAACCAAGCAATTAAAATGTGGGTTGACGAATGGAATTAGTTGTAACATCAACCCCATCTTATAATGATCTCTAGGTAATAAATTATTATAAAGCTCCCTTACAACATCAATAAATAAGCGCACCGCTTTTGTATCTTTTTCGTCTTTCAATTTCCCGTAATTAAAAAAACTTTTGTTTAATACTATTTTATCTCCTTGAAATTTAATGTATTTATATTTTTCCATTTTCTCCAGCCACTCATAATAAATCCCATTATTCAAATTCATTAATTCTTTTAGTCTCGATTTATTGATATATATACCGTCGCATTTTAATAAATTCGTACCATACTCGCAATATGTGGATATAAAAATTAAGCGACCAACATCTTGCGCCTTTAAATCTGGAAAAAGTATTTGTTGCTCTTTGAAGTAAGTGAAGATAAACGATGTATCAACTTTTTTGGTATCTTTATCAACTATATTGTATTCTTTTTTTATTTCTTCAAGTTCTTGTTTGACTTTAAAATATTCTTTCTCTTGCTCATATTGTTTTTCTTCAAAATATTTATGTCTCCTCATCTTTTCTTCATGTGTCGTAAATTCGCCTAACTCATCTACCATCTCATTCAAATCTAAATCTGCAACTTTTCCATTTATAAGCCCAGCGTTCTTTATTACTTTTTTACCCAATTTATCATCTCCTTAACAATTTACCAAATTTTGGGCGGACATTTGCTTACTTTTTGCGGACATTTGCTTACTTTTTCAAAAATTGTAATACCGTAATTTCCAGTGTTTTAAGGCGTTTTTTTCTGTCTTAAATCTATAATAACCAATTGAGTTACAAGACGCGCTGTAGGCTGCACTCGGCTCGTATTCCGCGTTTTTTTAAAATCATCATATTTTTACACACTTATTTTTCATAATCCAAGTATACCATACAAAGATTCTCTTGTCAATTACAATTGTGTTACATCTCCTATTATATTTGAAACGATCAGACATCTACATTCCCTAGCCGTCATATGTGGCATTTGACACACAATTCGACATTCGTTCCTTTAAAAAATAAAAAAAAGAAAGGTTTTGACCTTAAAACTATAACAGCCGGTAACTTCCGGTCAGCCAACCAGAAGAAGATTGCCTGTAACAAAAAAAAGAAATGATGGACGGTTCAGCTATACACTCAAGCATTGTAACCGTTTCAGTTTCAAAGGTCAAGACCGTGGGGATACCCCACACCCCGCTTAACTCTCGGTTAAGCTAAAAGATTTTTTCCAGTAGACATGGATGTCTTTTGCCACTCGTATTCATAGCGATGTAAAGGCATCCCCCGCCCAGTAAGTGGCTAAACAGAAGTGTGCCGGTTAGAGGCATGTCGTTTATCGAATGTTTCAAATATAATATAGGTGCTTCGACTCAACATCGTTCAAACACGCATGTCATCAACGTTCCGTCACATCTAAGCTCAATCGCTCGCCCATTGAGCAATCAATCGCTTGGCTCCGTTTCGGCGTAAAGTTAGGCTGTGAGCTGAGTGTGAGATTGGAAATATTGGGAAATTGTTTGGTTAATTGTGAAAAAGTGTGGGAATAATGCAGAAAAGTTGATTTTTGTGATGAAAGGTTGAGGAAAGGGGTAATTTTTGGTTGTGGAGAAGAGAATGGGGATGTAATGTCGATGTAAAGGCCGATGTAGGTGATTCGGATTCGGAATTGGTTAGGAGTGTCGAGAAATATGGACTGGAGGGCTTTGGTCTTGCCAATCTGCCATGGGATATGCGAACGCACCCGCCGGTGCGCAAACCGGTATGATTTACGTGATTTTTGTAACCAGTTTATGACGGCTTGCGACGTGTGGGCGTGTCGTGCATCCGCTTGTCATGTCAATATCGTTGCGGCATTGTGTCGTGTTATGCCCACATGTTCGGCCCTAGCGTCCTTTCCTCCGATGGGCCACTTTTGAAGCCTTACAATACATCATTTATTCCCCTTATTCCTTCCATTCCCTTCATTCAATCCATTCTTTCTACTCATTCACTTCAATTTCTTCCCACTATTCACCCTTTTCATTTATATTTATCCATTCATCCTTTTCAATTCATTCAAACTACACCAAATTTTCAAACAATTATCCTTCAAACTATCCAATACAGTTATCAATACTGCGTTATTCGTGATCCGGTGGAATTTATCTTATTACGGCGAATATTCCGACAATTTATCTCGTCAATCTGTACAATATATGCCTTAACGGCGGCTATTTTATCGTTATATGCTGCCACAATCGTTTTAGGGCGCTGCTTGATACAATGTACCAACGACATCTATCATCGCTCTACGTGCATCCTGTGACCATACGGCGGCATACGGCGCTTAACGGCGACGGCTGTAACATATGTTTGTGTCATATTGCACTAGCGGCATGCTGTTTTATTGTGCACATTGCTATATTTTCTATGCGGCTTGTTTTTGTCGTGTTTTTGCTTGTGTCGTTGCTTACATATGTGAGATAATAACATCCTAACAGTTAATTGTTAGGGCAACGGCACGGCCAATGATGCCATTACATAGCGGAGGTTATACCATGAAAAAGGCGAATTATTTAGACAAATTGAACAAGTCCATAGAGACTTGCAAGCGCAATATCATGGCCGAAAACAAGCGGCCACAGCCTGACCACAGGGTTGTCAAGTCCACGCTTGACAGGCTTGCAAAGCTGACAGCGGAGGTTGAAGCGTTACAGGCAACAAGCACCGACAGCTTGATTGTCAGCAAGGCAAAGCAAGCTGTATATGTAGCATGTCGTACGATACACGCCAAAACGGGCGACAAGCAAGTCGAGTCTGTCATGCTCAACTTGTACATGTCAGACAGGTTTGATGATACTATGGGTGTATCATCGGACTTGTTGGGCGTGGCTGCATTAGCTATAGTCGAGACGGCGCAAGCAAGCAATCTTGCGCTTGACAGTTTCTTGGCGTGTGAGTATTACGACATGCCGTATCGGCAGTACACTAACAAGAATGGTCAGGAGGCGTACCACACGCCTTTTAGCTGGACATTGACACAAATCAACAAATCTATTCACGCTCAAAAGACAGGGCGTGGACGTAAGACAGTATCAAATTACGCCGTTGTGCGTGATGCTGACTGTCACGTATATAATGCAATCAGCGGGGAGTTGACGGGGATTGAAACATTTGAAACCCGTCAAGTAGCTGTGACAAGCTCATACGCAATAGAGCTTGTCAGCCTTGACGCTGTTATTGACGGCGCTGGACTAGACGCAAGCTCTTACGACATTGAGCGGGATAGCTCAATGGACTTAGAGAGGTTATACATGTGTAAAAACCTCTCACCGCAGGAAAAGGTTATCTTTGATATGCTCCAAGACGGCCTCAAGCAGGTTGAAATAGCTGACTTGCTCAAGAAAAAGATGACTACCATCAATACGGTAGTCAATCGAATCCGTACCAAAATAGCCAACCTCCAATGTGGAGAAGGCTATGCTTACAACTATGACGTTGTGAGCAAGTACCGGACGAAATAAACAACAATTCCCCTGCAATGGGGAATTTTTTTGTGCAAAATTATTTTAAATCCTTGTAGTAGTTTGGCTTTTGCCGTTGCTTATATTGTGCAGGGCTTTCACACACGCCTTGTGGCACACGCCACACGCTACTTTTTTTTCACCAAAAAACTTTCAAAAAAGTTTTTGCCTTGTAGTAGTTTGGCTTTTGCCGTTGCTTATTTAGTGAGAGGCTTTTTTGCTCTTACTTCTCCGGCGGCTTTTCAGTCGGGTCAGTTGTGGGACACGTCGCAACAGTTTAGACGTTTGCTTAAAACGTGGTCAGGTTTACGGATTGTCCTACAAAATCCGATGTTTGCAAACTACAGTTTCACGGCGGTGAGTGGTTGCGGATTAAACGCAATGTAGGCTTGTGAATGCCCTCACAGTAAAGCATAATACTTAACCTTGCGCCAAAAATGTGCTAGGCAAGAATTTGCCTGTAAATGCAAAACGGAATTCTACCTATAAATTGGCTACGTTCTACGAGTGTGGCCATGTGGGCAGCTGACGGAATTACAGTCCCGTTCTACGAGTGGGATTGTACGGAAATTGGTTACTGAATGAAGTTTTACAGGAGCGTGCAAAGAATTGCCGAAAATGATGAAAAAACCGGCCTTGTGGTTATGAGACGCAAGGCTTTAAAATGCCGCATCAGCTTTTTAGGTGTAGAATTCAAATTCAAATGCGGCTTCATTAAAAAATAGGAGGAAATAAAAATGAAAAACAATTTAAAAGAATGTACATTGGTAGAATTACAGGCAGCTTTTGACGAAATATTTGTCAACGGCTGGGATCTTGCTGACGTGTCCATGGAAATGGATGCAAACAGGCTTTTTTCTGAGATTCAGAGAAGAAAAGCCTGAATAACTTACCGCATCGGCTTGTCAGGCGTGGCGTTCAAACGCAAATGCGGTTTAGGGTTTGGCCATTGATCCTCAAAATGGCATACATATGAAAGGGGAACAACATGAATAAGAAATTTGAGAGCATCCAAGAATTCTTAACAACAAATGAGGCCAGAATAGCCTATGAGAATGCGCTGGGCGATGATAAGGCATCTGAAATTGCAAAAACTAAGGCAATTTTAGATGAAGCGTTAAAGGTTTTCAATGAGAAAATTATTGGTATGCAGTATGATGACATTCTAATCGAGTGTCAGACAGATCCAGAAAGCAAAAACCCGACATTAAAGGCGATTACATTAGGATCGCTTGTGGCTTATGGTTGCAAACCTAACAAAAAGACCGGAATGGTCGATTTTGTTGAAAAAATGGTAATCATCGACTTGCATGACTTAAATGCAAGAGCGAAGAAAATTAACAGAGATACAAAAATATTTAATAACCCAAGTTGGGTTTATTGGGTAGAAGCGCTGAATCACGCTCTTTTTGAGGAGCGGAAGGGAAGTTCAGAAATCAAGTCCCTCTCTGACAAGTATGAGACATTTAAAATCACAGAACCAGCAAGGGAATTGAAAATCGATTTTTCAACAATCGCAGGGAAAACAAAGTGCATTCAGGCTGTAATGGATGCTATTTTGTTTGCTCCTTATGTAGGTAAAGACGGCAAGGAAGACGAAACGAAAAATCGGTACAAAGTCCTTACGAAACACGCAAAAACGTTGAATGATAACTATTCGACGTGGAGCAGAAAAACGAAAACCGGAATCGTATTGCCTACAGAGGGCGCATTTCGGCAGCAATTGATGCGAATTCTGTTCTCAATAGTGACTGGAACGGAATTCAAGGCTGAGTAAGCGGCCTTTCAATCCCGCAACTATTTCACTGGTTGCGGGATTTTTTAAATCTGATTTGAGAATGTAATGGGAATTGCATTTTGAAATGGGATTTAAAAATTGAAAAATGGGAGGAAAACGAAAATGAAAATCGGACTTTGCAAATCTCGTCATGAAATTGATGGCGTTGTTGAATATCTATTTCCAAATTCCGTCAATCCGCTTGATTTGAGTGGGCTTGAGGAAACGGCGTTCATAGCCGTTTCCAAAATGGAAAACGTAAAATCAATTGATTTATATGTCACCGGATTGACGGTGGCATTAGTGGCGGCGTTAAATGTGTGCAGTCGTGAGGGTATAGCTGTAACGCTATATCATTTTAATCGGGAAAATGGGGAATATTATCCCCAAACCGTACAGTAGGAAAGGAAGTGATTATCATTCTTGGAAAAGTTTTTGAATTTCCAAAATGGAATCGACGTGATCAATCCAAAATAGATTCTGTTTTGGGAATAGTAAATGCATTCTTGATAGAAAATGGTTATCAATTTGAAAACGAAATTGTAAAATTGATTGAGTTTCCGAATCCGATAATCAAATACAAAATTGATTTCCTTGATTTGATGGAAAACGACTTTGGTTTTGTAAAATCATTATCAAGTAGTGTGAATGGGCTTTCATTGTGTCCATTGACGGATGGGAAATTGGAAATGCTGATTGAATTGAAGTGAATGGAGGAAATAAAAATGGAAAATATTAATTTAAATGCAATAATGGACGATTTAAGAAATGGAATGAAATTTTATGGCAATCTTGCATGGAGTCACCTTTGCATTGGCAATTCGTGCGAAGGTTTTAATTGCAATAATTGCTCAATGCGTGAAGGGCGCGCCTATGCGATTATCGAAAACAATAATCTAATCGGTTGTCGGCTGGTTAGGCAAATTTCCGATGATGAATCGGAAGTTGTAGAATGTAGATTTATGTGAATGGAGGAAATGAAAATGAAAATTCAAAATATTGACCGTGAAATTGAACGAAATCGGTCAACTGAATTCTGCGGAGAGTTTGAAAATCCGCAACGAAAACAAAAACGGAAACCAATTTCAATTCCGTGTGACAATTGCGATTGCGCAAAAGGTTGCACGTTTGAAAAGTTTATGGGATGTCAGGAGGAATGGAAATGATTGTAAACGCTTGTGTAAAAAGAAATACAATGGTTGATGAAAATATTTGCAAAAATTGCAAAGATAAAAACTGTCGTCATGCTGGAGAGCCGACGACAAAAGAGAGATTAGACATGTCAACATATGGCACAGCAGAATATTGGAACGGAGAGAAGGATTGCGATGAAAGCAACTAAAAAGCTTTTACAAAAAGCAAATTCCATTGCTGCAAAATATTCAAAATGGATTCTGCCTCAAGAATTACAGAATATGTATGCCGAATTGAATGCGATTGGCGTAAGTACCGGAGCTATTTACAACGACAACAAGAGTTGTGAATGGTATTATGAAGGTGAAGAAATTGAAAATTCGTATTTCTGCTATTCGGTTTACAAAGATTCAAATCCGAATAATGCGAAAAACGAATACACAATTTATTTTTCATAAGGAGGACGAAATGGAAAAACTAAATTACGAAACATGTAGGAATTACAACCTAAAACTGATTTTGAAAGAAAAAGGCTGGAACGCAATTCCGTTAACAAAGCATAGCATTTACAAAAAGGGTCATACCTACTATTGCACATATTGGGCCGAATATTACACGGTTTTAGATGTGGAATTTGAACAGCCATATAATCGGCTTAAATATGTTACCATTCAGTGGCAGAATGGAAGTGTTAAAACACATTGTACGTCGCTACATGAAAGCGATTACGAGTTGGTGGAGGAGGACGAAATTGAAAAAGCAATCAATCTTTTGGCCGAAGCTGAAAAGATTTTAGAAAATGCGCTTGAAAACGGATACAAACCATGCGCAAATGAAAGAATCATGCTTGAAAACATCGTTATAGCAATAGAGTATGATTCTAACATGCTTAGATTCGGTGGAATAGAAAATGACCTTAGAATTTCAAATTAAAAAGGAGAATGAAAAAATGAAAAAGACATTAGCAACAATTTTAGTTTCTATCTTAATGGCACAGAACGTACTCGCTTGCGAAAGAGTAATTCCAGTTTCGCAAATCGAAGTGATGCAGGGTATAATCGCTGAATCGTATTCGTCTGAGTATACATACGTGGATACTGAGGATGGAAACGGCTGGGCGATTGACAATTCAGATTTTGAAACCGGCGAGCATGTCATAATCGTATTTGATAACATGGGAACCGCTGATATATTTGATGACGAGATCATTCAAGTTAGGAGGATTACAAAATGAGTTTAAAAGATGAATTATACAACGGTTGTTTGGTGGAAGACAGAAGTGGAACTAAATTAATTTATCTTAGTTCTGCACGGTTTTATGATGAATATTATAATGGCAATGCTTGTTTTCTTCATATTGACATGGGCACTCATTGTATGATTGATGCATTTGATGATGATTTAAGATGTGAAAGTGGAAAATGTTTCGACATAATGAAAATCTACAATCCCGAATACACCGGCGAAGTTATTCGTAATAGATATAAAATACCTTGGACTTGGCAACGGGTTGAGAAAACGCAACAGGAAATCGAAATGGAAAAGCTGCAAGTGAAAATCAATGAGCTGCAAGAGCAGTATGACAAAATAAAAAGGAGTGTGTGAAATGAGTTTGAAAAGCAAATTAAGAAACGGTTGTTTGATACAATATAGAGATGAAAGTAGGGCGATTTATTTTGATCCTTTGATGTATGCCGACAAAACCATCATTGGTTTCGCTGATATCGATAGTGCAAGCTATATGGGAATCCATCAGTTTGATGAAGAATTAAAGTGTGATTGTGCGCATAGATGGGACGTAATGAAAATATACGATCCTCCATTCACTTGTGATGTTGTTGCAAATATAAATAAGGAAGTCCCTTGGACTTGGCAGCGTAAGGAGAAAACGCAACAGGAAATTGAAAAGAAGGAGTTGCTAAAGGAGATTAGTAGGCATGAAGATAAAATTGAGCAATTATGGCAACAGTATTTCAAAGTAAAGAAGGATCAAGAATTGGAGAAAAAGATTGCCAAATTGCAAGAGCAGTGCGAAAGAGTAAAAAACAGCTAATTTTGTAAATTGATAAAGCCACAGCTCCGAAGTTAAATTAGGATTCGGCGTTGTGGTTTCAATGAGTTTACAAAATACATATAAAAAGGAGAAATTAAAATGAGTTTAGAAATTGATAGGCGTGACGATCTTGTAAAAATGCATAGAGTTTTGCGGAAGCTAAACGAGCGAAGATTGCAAATCGCAAAACGTAATTCACAATCGGAAAGCAATAGAGTGATGATTGACATGTATGAAAATAGTGTGAAGTGGCACAAAACACAAACTGCGTGGTTTAGAAATGTCAATATGCCAATAGCGTGGTTATAAAGGAGGAGCTAAAATGAGCTTGGAAATAATTAATGTAACGGAAATCGAAAAAGGAGATTTATATTGGAAGAGAGTGGAGTTAGAGGACAAAGCATTTATCTGCAAAAATTACATAAACTCAAACACACCCAAAAGCTTAAAGCAAAGCTACAAGCGTATGTATGATTACATTGTGGAATTGATTTTCCAAATCAATTGTAGAATGGAGGCGTTAGGAATTTGACATGTTATGAATTTACTGATTTTACGGAATGCTCTCGTAACGTTAAAATATATGAGCAAAAGTTTTTGATGTTTACAAGGTATATTGTAGCGGTGTTTAGCTTTCCGGAAAACGAATTGATCCGGTCATACCGGACATGGAGCAAGGCAAAGGCATATGAATTTATGCTATTTGATTATGAAACGGAGGAATAAAAATGACAATCGAAATCAAAAATGCATTTGAACATGAAATTCAAAACGGATTTCTAAAAGCAATTGACGTAATTAATTACATGATAGAAACTTGTGGACTAAAATCGGATAAGGAAATAGAAAACACATCTCTATCTGATTTGTATTGTGAGATTGAAAACGAAAAACATTTCATAAGTCATGCATATGTTGATAAAGCAGAAGGGAGTTTTTATGTTGAAATGCGAAAATTGTCTTAATAACCTTTTTAAAAGCCGAAACGAAGCAAGCAAAAATCAAGACGAATTGCAATGCCATATCGTGAAATGCGATAATGGGTATTGCGAGAACGCCGAAAACGAATTCTGTTTTAAGAATTTGACACACAGCGAATTTAAATTATGGAGGACAACGAGATGAATCTATATTTGCAAATCAAAAATCATAAGCGCAAAGCGGCGCTAAAAGCCAAAATCAAACCATGCCTTGGAATGCTATTATTTGCCACTCTAGGGCTTTTAAGTTTGTTGTTGAGTGCTGTATCGACTTGCGAGTTTATATTCGTCCTACGTCAATTTAAGGCACAAATAATGCCTATGTGGATGATTGTGTCCGGAATGCTAATCGGATATGGAATGTCAATATTGTTTGCAAGGTATTGCGAATTCTATTTTGAAGAATTGAAAGGAGAATGAAAATGAATGACAAATTGATACAAGAGTTGAAAGATTTAAGGCTTCATGGGGATTCAGATTTGTCTAGCTTCTATGCAATTGTAAACGCAATTAAAACAATTCAAGATCAAGAAAAGGAAATCGAGCAGCTGAAGGAAAAGGTTCTAAAATACAAAACCAAATACGCCGAATGTTGGAAAAACAATTTGTAAAGGAGGAACAAAAATGAGTTTGGCATTGACAGCATGTGCAATCTGTTTGGT